CCATTGACATTGTGCTCGTCAAGCAATTTAATCAATCCCGGTAATCGTCGTGCATTAAACTCTTCTTTACCGCCCTTGATTGCATTGCCAACACAACTGCGGATCCTCGTAAGTAAGTCATCACCTTTCCTGCAGCCAAGATCACTGGCAAGTCGCCGTAACCATCCTTTTTGATGGGGAATAGCTTGTGAATTGCCGCCACCTCGCGCAACGTCTAGCGCCTGAAGGGCTTTTAATTGCTTGCGAGGTAAACGAAAACCAATGGTATGGCAAAATTGCTGACGAGCTTCAAGGCCAAGCAATGTAATTATCCAATAGTCTTTGCCTTGCACTTTCTTGGCTGTAATTCTAGAAATAATTCCAAGATTAAATAGGAGCATATGCACTTCTCGCGCCAATGTTTTACATGCAGTGCTGAAGGCAATAGTTTTGCCGTTTTTCTCCACTCCTCCATCGGTATCAAATAGCCCAGAAAGAAAGGCGCAGACAATGGGCCGCGGGGATTGCATAATTACCCAAGGCACTTGCTTTTGATCGCGCTTTACATCTGCAATCCATCCCAGATCATTTAGAAACTTCCTGTAATATTTTGAATAGAAGTTAAGAGAGCACGCAGAGTTGCGACGGGCATCTCTTTTTAAAGTGAAGGGCACGCCCAAGCCGCGTTGCAGCGATTCCGCCATGAAAGGTGCGTCATCTTCGTGGCACGTTAATTGAACGTAAGATTTCATAGTCCAAGTGCCATCGCCAACCAACGCACCAAGCGCATAGGCTAAATCCTTGGTCAGCGTTGAAGGCGGCTGAATTGATTTGGCATAGGGGGATGTCTCCGCAGCCTCTTTTGCTTTGCAAGCAAAGTCCGCGATAGGCGGACAACTATCGGGCCAAACATTGGCGCCAGGTCGAGTGACTATTTGATCGCCTTGGCTCAGCGCTCCAAGAGGCCGCCATTCATGAAGCCCCTTTTCGCTCATTACCATCACTGGATGGTTAGGAGTGCCAGCCACTTCAAAGCCGCGAGACGTGCGAATGCGAATAATGTCTTGCCGTCCTCCTTTGTAAAAGCGGGAAGCTTGCCGCCTTTCTTTGTATGGTTGCGCCACTTCCAAATGGCAATGCTCCCATTCGTGGTCAATGGCTTCGCCAGATCCCGCAAGGGAGCCAATCTCGACCATTCCATTGCTTGTCGCCACAAGAGTATCGGCAACAACACAACGGCGCCCGAGTGCCCACACGCCATGAGTGACGGGACCACCAAAGTATAAATCAATAATCTCTTGTTGCTTTGGCCAAAGCTCTAACTTTAGAGCGTATTGAGCAAAGTGGGAACATTTAAGCATTGAAAAGTCTCCATGGGCTGCAGTGCTTTTTGCGGCACAAAATAAGCTTTGCGGCCACGAGCAGGATCAAGAATGTATTGATCTTGCATGGCTTCTTTGCCATTGATCCAGCCATGAATCAGTATAGCATTATCTTCAATGGTCACAAGCACAAATCGCTTATTCCTGCTTTCTGAGAGTTGAATAATCAGGTCACGATTATGGCCATTCCTGGTCTTCACATCAATGTCGGGCGGTAAATCAACAGAGCCACGACGCGCTTCAGTTTCTTGGAACAGAAACTCCTTCATGCCAAGCAAGGTTGCCACTGCCACTTCCCCCATTGCCCCCACTTCATGCGCCTTAAGCGCCTTTTCCCCATATCTAGGGCCACCATTCCTGCCATAGAGCCCCCTGTTTTCGTTGGACGATTGGCGACGATGGGCCTCATTTAGCGCCATTTGGCGCTCTTGCTCAGTGAGGCAAATGCTAATCGCCATGAAGGATTGTGCTTACGCTCCGTAGTATAACGGGCGCTACAGTTAAGGAACTGATAAGCAATAGCCAATATGACCACACTGGTGAGAAGCGATGGTGGCCCCATTGCGAACCTTGGCCACTTTGATGGTTCCGGTGTTCGCACTGACGGTCTCGCCAATGTCTTTACTGGCATGGGCATCCAAGGGCGCGACAAGTCGCAATCCACCATCACTCAGCCCATTATCTTCCTCACGCAAGAGGAGCTTGAGGGGCTCTATGGCGAATGGATTCCCAGGCGAGTGGTGGACATTGTTGCCGATCAATCCACACGCAAAGGCTTTCGCATTCTGTTTGGTGGCGATGGCGCAAAAGCTCAGGAAATCGTTGGCATGGAACAAGTGATTGAGGATTTGATGATCCTTGAGAACTTCAATCTGGCCAGCAAAAACGAAAGGCTGTATGGTGGCGCAGCAATTTTGCTTTATATCAATGATGGTCGTTCTGCCGATCAGCCAGTAGACAAAAGCAAAATTGTGGAAGTGGAAGGCATGGAAGTGCTAGACCGCTACCAGATTGCCCCCATGATTGGCGAGGAAAGTCTTTATGACTACGCCAAGGCAACGTACTATCAAATTATTTCAGGCGATCTAATCCAACAGCCCAATCTTACGCGCATCCACAAGGATCGGATTCTGCGGTTTGATGGCATGTGGCTGCCCTACAGGATTCGCCAACGTAACTATGGCTGGGGAATGAGCAGCATTCAGCCAATTTACGATAGCTTCCGCCACTACTGGACTGGCGTGCATTCGGCTTCCATGCTTTTGAGCGAGTTTGACATTTTCGTCCACAAGATTCGCAACTTGTCTCAAATGCTGGCCAATGGCAAAGAAAGTGACGTGAAGAATAGGCTTGTGCTCAATGATATGAGCAAGAGCGTGTACCGTGGATTCGCCATTGATGCCGAAAAAGAGGAGCTTAGCTTCATTAGTCGTCAGTTCAGTGGAATTGATGGCGTGCTGGAGAAACTGAGAATTGACATTATTGGTGCCTCTCAGATTCCCCATACGATTCTGTTTGGTGAAAGCCCTAGTGGCATTGGTGCCACTGGTCGTAGTGAAGAGCGAGATTTTGCCAAACTTCTGGGCGACTATCAGGCCAGCCATTTCCGGCGCCCCCTGAAAAAGCTCATGGAATACATTCTCTTGAGCCAACGTGGTCCCACGAGCGGGCGCATTCCTGATTCGTGGCGCGTAAAGTTCAATGACCTGTTTGAACTTAATGAGCGGGAAAAAGCCGATGTTCGCGCAAGGGTGGCGGCAGTCGATGGCCGTTACATTCAACTTGGCGTGTTGCATCCTCAGGAAGTTGCCGATGCACGCTATGGCGGCAGTGAATGGTCAATGGAAACTACTCTTGACCCATCGCTCCCCCGTGAATTACCGCAGCAAACACAAGGCAAGCCGGTGCCTCCTGGCGGGCGTGACCCCCTGAATGAAGAGAATGGCACGCTACCAATGGACGGTAGCCGGGACGTGGTGGACAGTGAAGCTGGACTGTTTCTGCCACGAGACTTGGAAAAGCGTCGTGATGTGAAGTTTCAGGATGAGGGTTTGCATAGTAGGGCGGTATCAGAAGCAAAGCGAAAGTTCAATGTTTGGCCCTCGGCCTATGCCAGTGCTTATGTAGTGCAGCACTACAAGGCGCTCTACAAAGAAAAGCATGGTTCACTGTCTGGCGCTTTTAAGGCCGATGGCGAAGAAATCAATGCCGATGATCTTGAGAAATGGTTCAAAGAAAAATGGGTGAGGATTGGTGGTAATGGCGAAATCCTTGGCCCTTGTGGCGACCGTGGCGAAGGGGAAGGAAAGCCTAAGTGTCTGCCACAGGCTAAGGCCCAGTCAATGAGCAAAAGCGAGCGTCAAACGATTGTTGCCCGTAAGCGTGAAGCCGACCCTGATCCTGAAAGGAAAGGCGCCGCGAAGATGGTGAGCAGCAAGGTTGACGCCATTGATCCCATTAAGGCTTCTGGCACTATTGTTGGCGGCATTGATGAAGCAGCCCTCATTGAAGATGATGATATTCAAGCGGCTTTAGAACAGTGGCAAAAGGAAGCGCCAGAACGTTACAAAACCCTGTTGGAAGCCACTGACTTAGATCCGCAGCAACAATGAGCGAAGAACTATCGCCAGTTTCATTGCTTGCGGAGGCAGTGTTACTGAGCACGCGCTTGGACGAAGATTGGTCTTATGATCCGCGCACTGGTCGCTATCGGGCTGCTAATGGCAGGTTTTTGAGTGGCAAGACGGTAGAAGCGATTGTCGATGGGCGAATCAATAGCCTAAAAACAAAACTGAGAACTCTCACGGCTTCTCTCATTGACAATTCTCTTTCCATTGAACAATGGCAAGTGCAAACACGGGCGCTGCTCAAGACGGCGCACATTCAGGCAGCCTTAGTCGGTAATGGCGGCCAGCAAGGCATGGACGCTGCGGCATGGGGGCGTGTGGGCTGGCGCCTGCGGGAGGAGTATCGCTACCTTGAGGGCTTTGCCAAGGACCTGCTAGAGCAGCGAGTATCGGCACCAATGGCATTGGCCAGGATCAGCCTCTATGGCGATAGCGTGAGGGGCTCCTACTGGACTGGCACCACCATCCGGCAAGAGAAGCAAGGCTACACGCTAATGAGACGCATTTTGGACCCACAGGCTCAGCATTGTGAAGACTGCCTCCGCTATGCCGCCGCAGGGATGGTAAGCATGGGCGTTTTGCCAATGCCAGGGCAACGTTGCGCCTGTCGGGCTCGCTGTCGCTGCACCGTCAAATACTACCGGAGTCAAATGCCCTAGCCCTTGTCATCGTCTCCCCAAAAGCAAGAATCGCCATTACGATAATGGCAGTTATTTTCTTGCAGTGGCGCGAATCCTTTATTGCGGCGACGTGGGAGCCCAAACGGGCTTTGGCAGGGTGGCAGAAGAACTCATTCCTCGCCTTTGCGATGACCATGAAATTCATGCTCTGGCTGTGAATTGGTATGGTGATCCGTCGCCAATGCAAGAGTATTGCAAGATGTATCCGGCAAGTGCTGGCGGCCCCGATCCTTTTGGCTCCCATCGTATTGCTGAGATTGCGGCAGCAATTAAGCCGGACCTTGTGTGGATCACCAATGACCTGTGGTGTATGCCACCACTGCTCCAGGCGCTTAAGCCTATTCGGGAGTCAGTGCCGATGAAAGTCTATGGCTATGCCCCCATCGACTCTTATGGCATTTTCCCTGAGTTTATGGCAAGTCTTGATGGGCTTGATGGGCTTGGCACCTACACGCAATTTGGCCGTGAAGAACTTCTGAAGGCAGGCTATGGCGAGGAAGTGGATGTGATTCCGCATGGTGTGGATCGCAGTAAGTTCTTCCCCATAGATAAACAGGAGTGCCGTGAGGGGCTTGGTATTGCGCCTGATGATTTCGTGGTTTTCAATGGCAACAGGAATCAGCCCCGCAAGCGGATTGACATTACCATCAAGGGCTTTATTAAGTTTGCAGTGAATAACCCTAGGGCAAGGCTGTGGCTGCACATGGGCATCAAAGATCAGGGTTGGGACATTATTCCACTGTTTAATCGTGTGGCAAGGGACTACGGCTACGATCCCACTAATCGTCTGATTCTCACCAATGCCAATTTCAGTGTCAATAACTGCTTGTCCATTGAAAGCCTGAATCGGGCATACAACGCGGCAGACATTGGCGTGAACACTTGCATTGCCGAAGGTTGGGGGCTGGTTAATTTTGAACACGCCGCTACTGGCGTTACCCAACTTGTTCCCGATCATACGAGTCTTAAGGAAATCTTTAGCGACGTGCCGCGCATTGATTGCTTGGAAAGCGAAACTGATCGCGGGTATGGCTTGGAGCGTCCAGTGCCATCATCGGAAAGCCTTGCGGAACGGCTTGACTACTACTATCAATCTCCAGAAGCTCTTCAAGCTACTGGCAAATGGTGCTACGAAAAAGCTTGTAATCCTGCCTATAAATGGCCAACGATTGTTGGACAAATGAAGGGCATCATTGATCGCACGCTTTCTGCGCCTGCTCCTGTCAGGTTCAAAGGCTTTGGCGCCCCCGTGAGGCTGGGCTGATGCAAGTTTCGCAAATCTTCATCACTGATGATGACAGCGTTGAACTGTCACCATATTTGCAATATGCCACTGGTACTGTTAAGGAAGTGTTTGCGAATGGCGAATACAAGCTCTATTGCAACGGCGAACTGCGGGAACTGATCGCTCAATACTATGACGATGAAGTGGTGTGGGCTTACGACACTCTTAAGCCCTATTCCT